CGTCGCGTTCATTCAGGCCGGGATGGCCAGCGACTACGTCGCCAACGCGATGAAGGAGCGCATCACTGGCACGGGGGCAGGCGAGCGGCAAGGCGCCCTCAACGCCGGCTGCAAAGTCTCCGTCGCGAAGGAAACCGGACAGGTCGCCGCCACCATCGTCAAGGAAAACATCGACAAGATGGCGTCGCGCTGCTGGCGCTACAGCAAGGCCGTGTGGCTGGCGAATCAGAACACCCGCCCGCTGCTCAAGAGCCTCGTGCAGGTCGTGGGCCTCGGCGGCAATGCCGTCCCCTACTTCACGGGGGGCGGGGGCGCCGAGCAGCTCGACGGGCGCCCGCTGTTCTTCACCGAGTTCGCGAAGACGCTCGGCACCGAAGGCGATCTCATCCTGATCGTCCCCTCCGAATACCTCGAGGGCACGTACCAGAGCGAACAGTACGCCGAGTCCATTCACGTGCGGTTTGCCTCCGCCGAGCGAGGCTTCCGCTTCTACCGGAGAAACGACGGCCAGTGGTGGTGGCGGTCCGCACTCACGCCGAAGAACGGCAGCACGCTGTCACCCGTGGTGACGCTCGCGACACGCGCCTAATTACTGCGCGAACCCAAAGGACAACACTGACATGGCGTACACCGCAAATCGCAAACTCTCGCGCAGCAATCGCCGCCTGGTGGACTTCGACCCGGACAGCGGATCGGAAACGATCGTCACGCTGAATCCGGCGGCGTCCGAAAAGCTGTTGGCGCTGACCGACGGCTTCCAGACCTTCCTGGCGGCGCTCGTTCACACGGTCGGCACCGGCACCGTGACCTCGTTCCGCGTGTTCGTGGCTGACAACGCCGCGGGCACCACGGCGGCGACCAACGTCGTCTCGCACGCGATCGGGTCGAACCCGGACGCGGTCGGGGACACGCTCTGGCTGGAAGTCACCGCCGAACAGTGCAAGGCCGCGAGCAGCACCGCGCTCTATGTCGGCGTGAAGATCACGCTCGGCACGAGCACTGATGAATGCATCGTCTACTTCGAGCGCACGGATGGGCGCTTCAAGTACGACGCCCTGACCGCCGACTACGTGTCGTAGTCCTCCGGACAACCACAGAGGCAAAGACATGTACACGAATATCGACCGCGACGCGATCGGCACCGTGCAGATGGGGTTCAAGGTCTCGAAGGCCTCGGCCACGCTGCCGGCGACGACGACGCAGAACATCTTCACCGTCAGCGGCGGGCGCGTGATGGTGCAAGCCCTGGTCGGCGAAGTGACGACCATCTTCGGCGCGACCGCGACCAACCTGAAGGCGACCTCCGTGCCGACCACGGGGACCGCGGCGGACATCGCGGCGAACCTGGCGATCGCGAACTTGGAACTCGGCACGATCCTCGTCGTCGAAGGGGACGCGACCGCCATGATCGGGGTGTCGGCGGGCTTTGCCCCCGCGCTCAACGCGCTGCCGTTCATCATCCCGATCGGCGTGATTCGGATCGAGACGGGCGCGACCAACACCGGCGCGACGAAGTGGGACATCTGGTATGTCCCGCTCGACCCTGGTGCCACGGTCGTTTCGGCGTAATCGTGCATGGCGGGCACGGTCGTCCAGTCGGCATCGCTGCTCGGACATATTCGCAAGCTCTCGTTTGCGTGTACCGGGGACGCGTCTGACGGATCGTTTCCGCTCACGGTAATCACGACCCGGATTGCGGGCCGGCTGTTGAAGCTGGTCACCAATCCGGGATCGCCGGCGTCGACGTCCCCCTCGGCGAGCGCCTCGCTCTCCCAGTCGCCCAGCGCCTCACAATCGCCCTCCGCCTCGCCGTCGCCGAGCCCCGGCTTCTCGGCCAGCAAGTCGCCGAGCGCCTCGGCCTCGCCGTCGGGGTCCGCCTCGCCGTCCGCCTCGGCCTCGCCCTCGAAATCGCCCAGCGCCTCGGCCTCCCCGTCGGCCAGTGCCTCGCCCTCCGCGAGCGCCTCGCCCTCGAGCTCGGTCAGTCCGAGCGCCGGCCTGCCGACGGCGCTCTACGACATCGCCATTTACGACCAGACCCTCTACGACGTGCTCGAAGGCGTCGGCGCGAACCGGTCCAACGTTATCTCCCAGCAGGCCGCGATTCTCTACGCGAGCAGCTCGGATCACCCCGTCGTCCACGAAAGCGACACGTTGACGCTCGCGATCACCAACAACAGCGTCGCCAGCGCGATCGTGCAGATCGACCTCTATTACGCGCTGGGAGCGTGACGCGTGGCGTTGTTCCGCGCGACCGCCCCGGCGATTGACCCGCTGACGCTGGCGGAAACCAAGACCCATCTCCGGATCACAGCCTCGATTACCGAGGATGACGACTACGTCGAGGACACCTTGATTCCGACGGCGGTCCAGCGCGGAGAAGGGGCGACCAACCGTGCCTTCATCACGCAGACCTGGGATCTGAAGCTCGATCGGTTCCCCTGTGGGGATTGGATCTGGATGCCGAAGCCGCCGCTCTTGACCATCACCAGCATCACCTACATCGACACCGCGGGCACGTCGACGACCTGGGCGTCGAGCAATTACGCCGTCGATGCGCCCACGGGCCCGAAAGCCCAGCGCGGCCGGGTGGCCCTGGCCTACGGGGTGAGCTGGCCAGCGACGCGCCCGCAAGCCAACGCCGTGACCATCCGCTTCACCTGTGGCTACGGCGCGACGGCCGCGGCGGTGCCGGTCCGGTTGCGGCGCGCCATGCTCGTCGACATCGGCTCCATGTATGGGCCCGGGCGTGAGGACCTGGTCGTCGGCGCGGTCAGCGGATCGCTGGCGCGCTCGAGCACGGCGGGCGGGGTGTATTGGGACCATCGGAGTCCGGCCGGCAACCTCTGCCCGCGCTGTGTGCGCGATGCCTGCGTGGGGAGCTGATGCGGATCGGGGACTACCGGCGCTACGTGACGCTCGACGCGCCGGGAACGGCGACAGCGGATAGCGACGGCAGCTACACGCAGACGTATGCCGCGCTGACGCCGGCGGGCGCCTGGGCGCGGATCGAATCGGCGACGACGCGCAATCTCGAACGGATCACGGCCGGGACGGTGCTATCGACGGCCACGCATCTGGTGTCGATGCGGTATCACGCCGGCGTCACGACGCAGACCCGCATCACCTACGGGTCGCGCCAGTTCAACGTCGCCGCGGTCGCGAACCCGGACGAACGGAACATCGAGACGATCGCCGTCTGCATCGAGGTCGTCTCGTGAGTAACAACCGGCTCGTGCTCGAAGGCCTCGCCGAGTTCCGCGCGGCGCTGCGCGCACTGCCGGCCGAGCTCGTGGTCGAGGCCGGCCCGATCGTCGAAGGCGCGGCCAATGGCGCTGCGGCCGCGATCGTGGCCGCCTATCCCGAGCGCACCGGCAGGTTGCGGAAGGGCGTCTCTGTGAAGCGGGTCTCCGAGGGCGGCCTCTACGGCGTCGGCGCCGTGGTGGTGAACCGGGCGCCCCATGCGGCGCTATTCGACTCCGGCACCCAGACGCGTCAGACCGCGATCGGCGCCAACCGCGGGCGGATGCCACCGGGCAACGTGTTCGTGCCGCGGATCATCCAGGCGCGACGACAGATGTATGCGCGGCTGAAGGACCTCCTCGCGCGGCAAGGGTTCGTGGTGTCCGGCGATGCCTGATAGCAGCGACATCGACAACGCGCTCATTGCGAAGCTCGGCGCGGATAGCGCCCTGTTGGCCATCTGCACGAACGGCGTGTATTGGGACGAGGCGCCGCCCGATGCGACCAAGTTCGTGATCGTGTCGCTCGTCGATGAAGTCGACGTGCCGGTGTTCGGCGCACGCGCGATCGAGGACGCGGTCTACCTCGTCAAGGCGGTCGGCCTTTCAACCGCGACGACGAACATTAAAGGCGCCGCGGCGCGGATCGATGTGCTGCTCGACGGCGGGTCGCTGACGGTGACCGGTTACAAGCTGATGCTGATGCAGCGTGAATCTCGGATCCGGCTAACGGAAGTCGACGAGGTCGACCCGGCGATTCGCTGGCAGCACCGCGGCGGGCACTACCGGGTCATGGTGAGCACCTAATGGCGCTCACCAGGGACGAACAGACCGCCGACTGGATCGAGCGTGTCGTGGGGGGCTTCGAACGCCTCGCCGCCCACTTTGGCGCACCAGACCTCGCACCAGTCGCACGCGCGGCGCATCTCGAGGAGGTCTTAAAGGATTTTGTGAGCACGATGCAGAACCCGCAGTCCTCCGACCAAGAGTGGCAGGACCTGCTCGCGGACGCGAAGGAGGCGCTCGGCGTATGACGACGAGCACGCCACCCGCCGACATCATGGGTCTCCGCACGCGCGACATCTTGCTCTACGGCATGACGCAGACGGTGACCGCCGCACAGCTCATGCACTGGGCGCAGACGACGCCGGAGCTGCACGCGTTCCATGCGCCGGACTTTCACCGGTTGCAGTTGGAGCACTGGATCTGGTCGCACCGGGAGGCGCTCGGGCACGCCATTCTCGACGTCGGCGTCTACACCCCGCGGCGCTACATGGGCGACGGGTATCAAACCTTCGGCGAAAGCGACGACGAAGACGTCACGGGCGATCTGCTGGCGATGCCGTTCGCCGCGGACACCTTCGACGGGTTCGTGTTGAGCGAAGTCCTCGAGCACTGCGTCAATCCGATCGCCGCCGTCGCGGAAGTCTTCCGCGTGCTGAAGCCGGGCGGACTGCTGCTCGTGACGTCGCCGTTCTTCTGGCCGGACCATCGCACCGACGACTACAAGGATTACTGGCGCTTTACCGAGCAAGGGTGGGAGCTGCTCCTGCAGGCCTTCACGGACGTGACGATCACGCCCTGCGCCTGGACGGACGAAGGCGCCGCGGCCTACGACTTCATTCGACGCTTCGAGTGTTGGGGCTTTGCTTCGCAGACGAAGGCGACCACGGGCTATCTCTGCACCGCGCGCAAAGGCCGCGCGTGAAGGTCCTGTTCATCACGCCCGGGGCCTCGTGGGCAACCGCCGACGTGGCGGCCGGGCTGCAGTTCGGGCTCGAAGCGAACGGCGTCCAGGTGATCCCCTATCTGCTCGACCAGCGGATCGATCGAAGCACCAGGTGGTTGCACTACAACTGGCGCCGCACGAAGAAGCGGCATCCGGAGATCGAAAAGCCGAACGTCGCCGACGTGTTCTATCAGGCGGGGATCAACGCGCTCGAGATGGCGCTCAGGCACCAGGTCGACGTCGTGCTCGCCGTCAGTGCCATGTTCCTGCATCCGGACGTGGTGATCCTGATGAAGCGCGCTGGCCTGCGGGTCGTCGTGCTGTTCACCGAATCGCCCTACGACCTCGAGAAGGAACTCGGCATCGCCGCGCTCGTGGATGGGTGCTGGACGAACGAGCGGACCTCGATCGACGACTTCGCGAAGGTCAACCCCTGCAGCGGGTATCTCGCGCACGCGTGGCATCCCGAGCGGCACAAGCCCGGCCCGCAGCCCGGCGACGAGCTGATGCCGACGCATGACGTGTTGTTCGTCGGGTCGGCGTTCCACGAGCGGGTCGAATGGCTGTCCGCGATTGACTGGACCGGGATCGACCTCGGGCTCTATGGCTCCTGGGAATCCCTCGGCTCGCGGCATCCGCTCCGGAAGTTCGTCCGCGGTGCGCAGGTCGACAACCCGACGACCGCTGCGATGTATCGCCGCGCCAAGGTCGGGCTGAATCTCTACCGCACCTCGAAGGGGTGGGGCAAGTTCGCGCCGGCCGTCGAGCGTGCGGAGTCGCTGAACCCGCGGGCCTACGAGCTCGCGGCGTGCGGCGCGTTTCACCTCTCGACGGCGCGGACAGAAGTCGCGGAAGTCTTCGGCGATCTCGTGCCCATCTGCACGACGCCGGCCGAGGCCTCGGAACTATTGCGTGACTGGTTAGCAAATCCCGCGGGGCGGGCACGTGCGGCGGCGGACCTTCCGGCCTGTGTGGCCGAGTCGTCCTGGGTCGATCGGTCGACTCGGGTCATCGGAGACATCCAATCACTCCTGCAGCGCTGGGCTGCGTGACGGAGTAGGGGACCACACATGGCTCGATACCACGGGAAAAGCGGCGTTGTCTATTTGAGCACGACCGGATCTGGCGCGGCCACGACCACGGTCTCGCTCTCCGGTTGGACGCTCGACCAGAGCACCGACAAAGCAGAAGTCACCGCGTTCGGTGACTCGAACAAAACCTACGTGCAGGGCTTGCGCGATGTGAAGGGCACGCTCGCCGGCTTCCTCGACGACAGCGGCGCGTCGATCTTCACCGCAGCCGAATCGACCGACGGCTGCAAGTTGTACCTGTATCCCTCGTCGGCCTCGCCGACGGTCTACTGGTACGGCCCCGCGTGGCTCGACACCTCGATCGGCGTGCCGGTCAGCGGCGCGAACACGGTGAGCGGCAACTTCGTGGCCAACGGGGCATGGGGCAGAAAACCCTAGTGCCTGACACCGTCGCGCCGCTTGTGCTCAGCGCCGCCGAAGCGGCCGACCTCGAACGCTTCACCCGCTGCAGCTACATCAGCCCGACGGACTATCCCGCGCTCGCGCGCCTGCTGGCTCGCATTGATCGGCAGGTGCGCGAGACGACCGGATGTCGCTAATTGTCCACGGCCAGACCGGGACGATCCGCTGGGGGTATCACCTGGCGGCGTCGTTCCGGGCCTGGACCGTGACGCAGGACGGCGGCGCGGCGGTGCTCGAGGCCACCGTGGTCGACGCCAACGCCTTTCGGCTCTCGCAGCAGCCGTTGGTGTGTCAGGCGCGGCACGCGACAGGCGCGTGGACGTGGCCGATTGTGTCGCTGCAGATAGTGGGCGCGTCGCTGACAGCGACGTTCGGCCCGAGGTGTCCCTGATGTCTTCACGTATGCGCCGGCCCGAAACGGCCAGGCTCTCCATCACCAACAATGACTGGCTGCTCGTCAAGAAGTATCTGACCGCCGGCGAGCAGCGCGCGATCTTCAGACGCATGATGCGCGAGGGCGTGAGCGGCGACGATCGGATCGATTCGGTGCGCGTCGGCTGGTCCCGGATGATCGGCTACCTGCTCGACTGGTCCATCACGGACCCGGACAACAAGCCCGTCGTGCTGCTCGATCAGCCCGACGAGGTCATCGGCGCCGCGCTCGATGCGCTCGACACCGACAGCTTCACCGAAATCCTGCAAGCCATCGACGCACATATCGACGCGATGGACGCGGCGAAGGAACTGGAAAAAAACGCCCAGGCCACCGCGAGCGGATCGTTAGCGACCTCTACATCTGCCGCGTGATGCATTGGTCGCTGGAGTACGTGCTCGATTTGCCGGTGGATGTGTACGACGTGCTCGTTGAGGAACTGAACAAGGAACCAGCCGAATAGACAATGGCGATCAAGGGCACCTTTCTCGCGGACTTCGCCTCGTTTTCTGCCGCCGTGCAGAAGGCCGAGGTGGAACTCCGCGGGATGGAGACCGGGGCCGGCAAAGTCGAGAAGTCGCTGAATCGCGTTGCGGATTCGTTCAGCGGACGGAAGATCATTCAAGACGCCACGCTCGCGGCCGAAGCTGTGGATCGGATCGGGGGCGTCTCGAAACTCACTGAAGCCGAACAGGCGCGCCTGAATCGCACCGTCACCGAGGCGCTGGCGAAGTACAAGGCCCTGGGCAAGGAGGCGCCCGAGGCCCTCATCGACATCGAGCAGGCGACCCGCAAGATCCCGAACACGGCCCCGGGATTCTTTGCGGATCTGACCTCGCAAGTGAAGGCCACGGCGCTCGGCTTCATCAGCGCGCAGGCCATCATCGGCACCGTCCAGACTGGCGTGCGGCTCCTCACGGATTTCGTCGGCTCCTCTATTGACGCGTACGCCGCGCAAGAGACTGCCGTCAAGAAGATGACGACCGCGCTACGCGCGCAAGGCCAAGCCACGCCAGAAGTCATCGCGCAATACGAGAAGCTCGCCAGCCAATTCCAGAATACGACCGTCAACAGCGACGAACTCATCAATGAGATGCAGGCGCTGCTCGTGGAAGTCGGCGGCGTCATGCCCGACGAAATGGAGAAGGCCCTGCAGGCGGCGACAGACCTCTCTGCAGGGCTTGGCATCGACCTCCGTACAGCGACGCTGCTTGTCGGTAAGGCCTTCGCGGGGGAAACCGGCACGCTGAAGAAATACGGCATCGTCATCGACGAAAACAAGCTCAAGACCGAAGGCGCGACCGCCGTGATGAGCGCCATTCAGGAGAAGTTCGGCGGCCAGGCGCAATCTGAAGTCGATACATATGCAGGGCGGGTGAAACAACTCGGCAACGCCTGGGATGAAGTCAAGGAAGCCGTCGGGAAGTCCATCGTCCAAAACCCCATCGTCGTCCGGTTGATGCGCGAACTCACCGAAGCGGTCAAAGCGCAGGGGGCCGAGACAGAGGCCAGTAAAGGCAAGTGGACCGACTGGCTCGGGGTCGTCGGGTGGGCGATCGAGCGGATTCAAGCGCGACAAGCCGCGATCAACAAGGGTATCGAAGACGCCGCGGAGGCCCTCGCCCGTGCGATGCGCGGCGCGAAGGCTGCGCTCGACTCACTCGGCGGTCCGCCGCAGTCATTGAAGGACGGCCAGCAGTTCATCCTCGACCTGCGTCGCACGTCGAAGCTCACGACGGACGAGATGATCGACGGGTGGATCAAAACCGGCAAAGCCGTGGACGCCCACACTGAGAAGATCCGGGCCCTGGCCGACATCTACTCCGGCGCCAGCGCGATCACGAAAGCCAAGGACACCCTCGAAGCGCTCGGCGTCGCCCACATCTCACTCGCCACATTGACCAGACTCTCGAAGGAGCAGCAGGCCGAACTCTTCCGGATCGTCGACGACGGGATCGGGGTCTTCGCGCGACAAGGCAAAGTCGCCCCGCAGGCCATGCGCGACCTGTGGATGGCCACCATGCCGGCGATCACCGTGACGAGCGGGCTCGGCGATTCGATCAAGGCGCTCGGGCAAAACGTCGCGGTCACGCTGCCGGACCTGACCAATTATGTCGGGCTGATCAAGGTCGTGAGCGGCCTTCAGAGCGGGTTCGATGCCGGCCGGACCGTGGACCTCACCGGGTTTCAGGAATGGGCGATCGCCGCCGCGAAGGCGGCCGAGGAGACCAAGAAGGCCAAGGAAGAAGCCAGCGAGGCCCAGGACGCGCTCGACGCGCTAGCGGCGGCGTTCATGCGCCTCGGGGCGACGATCGGGGGCACGGCCGGCAAGATGGCACAGGTCGGCGGGCAGTGGTACGACGCAGTCGTTGCGGCGAAGGAATACCAGACGGTGGCGAATACGGCGGCGGGGGCCACTGCGGTGCAAAGCCTGACGATGTACGCCACGGCGATCGGGGTCGTCTATACCGGCTGGAAAGCCATCATCGCCATTTCCAACAAGCTCGATCCGATGGCGGGCGCCTGGGCGCAGACCGTGATGCGTGCGGATGGCAGCTTGAAGGCGTTCTCGATGAGCGCGCAGCTCGCCGGCCAGGACGTCAACAAGCTGTTTGACATCGCCAAGCCCGACGACTTCGCCGCGGCACTGAAGCGGACGCAACAGGCGATTGCGGACAACGAACGCATGATGAGCGCGTACGGGCTGACCTGGCGAGACTTCGGCGGGATGACGAAGGAATGGGTCAGCACCACCGCGCGGGATCTGTTGCGCGACTTCCAAACCCTGACGCAGCGCGGCGTCAACGCGACGACGGCAATCAAGGGGATGAGTGGCAGTCTCAGTCAGCTCGTGGTCGATGCCGTCAAGACGGGCACGAAGATCCCGGCAGCGCTGCAGCCAATCCTCGACCAGATGATCCGCATGGGGACGCTGACCGACGCGGCGGCCCGGGCAATGCTCGGCTTGGCAGACGACTCGATGCCGTCGCTCGAGGACATCAAAGCCGCGGCGGAACGCTACGGCCTGACCCTCGACGACCTCGGGCAGAAGGTGCAGCAGCTCCAAATCTCCAAGCTGGCCGGGCAGATCATCAAGGACTTCGATCTGCTCATCCGTGCTGGGGCGGACGTCGGCGTCGTGATGCTGTCGATGAAGACCGACGTCCAGAAACTCGTGACGCAGGCGCTCGCGTTGGGCCTGGCGTTGCCGGAGTCGATGCGGCCGCTGATCGACCAGATGATCGCCGCCGGCCTGCTGACCGACGAGTTCGGGGAGAAGCTCACCGATACCAGCCGGATCAATTTTGCGAAGTCGCTGACCGACAAGATCGACGAACTGATCGGGAAGCTCGGCGAGCTCATTGACCAGTGGGACAAGATGGGCGACGCAGCCGAGCGCGCCGGTAGCCGCGCCAGGAATGGGTTGCCGCAGACCGGGACCGCGCAACCACGCGATCAGGGCGCTGACACCCCAGGCTTTGCCTCCGGGACTGGCGGGAAGTTTCTTGACTTCGGCGCGGGAACCAGAGTCACGCTGCACGGGCGCGAGCGCGTGATGACCGCGGCGGAAGATGGCGGCAGCGACGTGCTCGAGGTGCATTCCCATCTGTATCTGGATGGGCGCCAGGTCACGACGGCGGTCGAGCGGATCCAGATCAACAGCACGAAGGACCGCAAGAGGTTCAACCGCTAATGGCCTATCTTCAGGCGCGGTCGAACATCATGCGCGCGGGCGTCACCCATACCGGATGGGCGCCCTCGGACTTTACGTTCAAAGTCGACGGCGTCGAGCGGGCTGTGCAGCACAACAGCCGCGCGCAATTCTCGATTCAAGAGCAACTCGGACAGCCTGGAAAGATCCTCTTCGAAGCGCACGGCTATATGCCCGAGGAAGGGGACGCGGTGCAGTTCGTGTGGACGACGCCCGCGGCCTATCTCTTTGCCGGCACGGTGACGCGCCGGGCGCGACGCCTCGATCGCAGCGCGGTGCCGCCAGTCTGGCAGTGTGAGGCGCTCGACAACACGTGGCTGCTGAATCGGTACAGCAAAGTGACGGCCCAGTACCGCGGCCTCGGGGTCAATGCGATCGTCGCCCGCATTCTCGCCAATTTCACAAACGGCGGATTCAAGATCGGCTATTGCCCCTCGACGCTCGGCGACATCAGCGCCATCGACTTCGAGTACGTCGATGTGTCGGACGCCATCGACCAGGTGATGGCGGCCTGCGGCGGGTTCTGGCTCGTCGACCCCGAGCGCTGCATCTATTGCTTTGACACGTTGCCCGATGGCAACGCGCTGACGGTGGGGAACAGCACCGCTATTCAAAACGTGGACTACGACGACGACCTGACCCAGCAGCGCAACCGGACGATCGTGCTCGGCAACGGGAGCACGGCAACCGCCTTGACGTATGCGGGCGCGACCACGTTGGCCGTCGAGAATACCGAGCCGTTTACCTCGAGCGGCGGGCGCGTGACGGCCGAGCGGAACCTCATCACCTACACCGGTTACACGACGGCGTCGGGGCCAGGCACGCTCACCGGCTGCAGCGGGATCGACAACGCCATCCCGCCAGGCGCGCGGGTGCGGGTGTACGCCCAGGCGGACGATACGGCGGCCCAGACCCTCATGGCGACCACGCTCGGGCTGTCCGGCATCATCGCCCACGTCATTGATGACGACGCGTTGACAGACGCGGAAGCCGGCTTGCTCGCGGCCGAAGACGTGGCGGCGTTCAGCACGTCGCCGTCTGGTCTGGAATACGACGTCACCGACAAGGTGAGTTCCATCGGCAAGCTCGTCACCGTCAACATCACCGATCCGATCAGCGTCGTCGGGAGTTATCGGATCCAGTCCGTCACGCTCACGCCGCGCACACTGACCGGTGCCGATATGAGTTTCTCCCGGCGCGTCAACGCCCGGGTTTTGGTGCAGACGATGGCCGCGCTGCTCCGGAAGGTCGCCTGACAAAATGGCAGCATCCACTCTGACGCGGGCAACCTGGACGAACGACACCGGCAGCGCCGCGTCGCCGAACGGGGACGGCACGCTCATCAACAACACCAGGCTGCAGAACGACGTCTATGCGCCGACAGATCAGCTGTTCGCCGGTGCGGGCGCTTATACGACCTTCACCTTTGGCGGACTCGTCGCGGCGGAAGGCACCGGCGTCCACACGTTCAACGGGAGCACGTCGGGGTCGCACGGCATCCGGCTCCGCAATTCCAGTTCCACCGGCGGCTGCTTCGTCGGCATCGGGAACAACACCGCGGTCGATCGCCTGTATCTCGAGATGTTCGGGGCCTCGTTTGCCACGTCTGGCCGTTCGATCGCCGACGGCGCGCTCATCGAATGCCTCGGCGCGGGCGGGATCAGCTATGCCGCGAACAATGCCGCAGGGATGCACCGCTGGTACTCGGGCGGCACGACCGAGCGGATGCGTTTGCACGCCTCGGGGGGCGTGTCCATCGGCAACACCACCGACCCTGGCGCGAGCCGGCTGAGCGTGTCGGGACAATTCCTGACCGGGAACGGCTTGAACTTCGGCAGCTCTGAAGATGTCTCGGTCAGCGGCACGACGGATCTATCGCTGCCGTCTGGCCACACAGGGAACTTCGTCCTGCGCATCACGACGGCGGCCTCAACCCCGGTCATTCGCACGCTCACCGATGCCGGCGGGCACGTCGAGGGGACGATGTTGTTGCTCGTCAACCAGACGGCGACCGACATTCCCCTGACGCATGACTTCGGCAATACGAGCTCGTTGCTCTGCCCGAACTCGGCGGACGCCACGCTCCGGAAAACCGGCGCCGTCTGGCTGCGCTATGACGGCACGACGACACGCTGGCGGGTGCTGCAACCGTGACGCTCGCGAAGGCGGACTACTACGAACTGCGCGCCGCGGTCCTGGCCATCGACGCGGTCGAACTGCAGGCGCTGAAGGCGGCGCTCGCGTTCGGCCAGGAGGCGACGGCGACGCGCGCACATGCGACGGCGCTGGCCCTGCGGCACAAGGTCGACCTCACAGCGTCGTACGACTGGGACGACGCGACGTGTTCGCTCCGGCCGGTGTCGGCGTCTCAGGAGGCGGGTGATGGATAGCGAAACGCTCAAGTTAGCGGCGTCACTCGGCACGGGCGGCATCCTGGCCGTCGTGATGTTTTTGATTTACCGGAAGGATATGCAGGCCGCGGCCGTCGACGTGAAAGGCGAGCGCGACACGATGACCGCGATTGTGATCGCCAACACGGCTGCCATCACGGAACTGACCACGTATCTCCGCGAGATCGAAGGCAACCGGGATGCCTTG